ACCTGGTCGCCGCGGTTACCAGGTAGGCCGCGGTTACCAGGTAGGCCGCGGTTACCAGGTAGGCCGCGGCGCCAATTGGGAACGGCGCGCAAATGAAACGGGCCCGGATTGCTCCGGGCCCGCTCCAATCTAGCTTTACGCGTTAGCTACCAGGTTCGGCAGGGCGCGCCCTTGCCGATGTAATGCACCCAACCTGTGGCCGTGTGAATCATCGGCGGCCCGAACGGAAACGCCGCGCGGCCGCAATTCTTACATGTAACAAGCATTTGATTCCCCCCGGCAGGGCAGGACTCGCGCCCTGCCCTGCCCTACTAGCTAGTAACTAAATGTGGCCGTAGCCGTCATCCTGTGAGACTTTCACAGCTTCGGCTGTGGCTGTCTCATGCACGGGGAGCGGAGAGTCCGCGGAGCTATTGAGTGCTCGCGCGGTGTCTACGCTTAGCTCCGGCTTTAGGCCAGCTTCGCGGATAGCTATCAGCGCTTCGGCTGCAGCCTTGACTCGCTCATCATGTCGCGTAAAGGCAAAGTCCACGACTTGATTGGCAAACAAGTGCAAGTCAAGCCGCGTCATCACAACGTAGCTATCCGGCATGGCTGCGCGGCCGTGTGGGCGGTCATTCTTAGCAGCTGCGGCTGCATGCGCGGTTAGCTGCTTCTCGGGTACAGCTTGCGCGGCGCTGTCCGCTGCTAGCTGCGCGGCGCGCGTTGTGCCTTGGCAATCGTGTTTGGACAGCTTTGCAGTCGGTATTACTTCCGCGCATAGTGCGCAGGTCGTGGTCTTGATAGCTTTGGTCTTGGCTTTGGTCTTGGCCGCGGGCGCTTCGACTACCACGCTAGCCGCGGGCGCTTCCACGACTACCTGCCCCGCGGGCGCTGCTGGTAGGACTTCCACGACCACGCTCTTGGCCGCAGCTTCCACGACCACGCTCTTGGCCGCTGGCGCGACGGCTTCGGGCTTGACGGCCTTGTGAATCGTGCGGCCAGCTTCGGGGCAAGCTTTGCCACCCTTGCCTTTTACTGAGACCTTGTGCGTTAGCGCGCCTATCTCCGACGTAAAGTCCGCGCGGCCGCAAAGCCCGCACGTCCAGGTGTATCGGACATCGGTATCAGACATCGGACCTATTCCCCCTCACTACTTCGACTAACCGGCCGGTACATCCGACCAGTGCGAGACACATTACAGCAATCCCGCGCGCATTGTCTAGTTTGAACCTGGCGTAAATGCGCGCGTTTCGCGTTTCTCCCCGGCCAGGTTCCCGCGGTTAGGTTCTGATAGGCGCGTATCTGTGGGATGTATTAGGGGGGAATGAGGAACGGCGCGCCGCCGCCCGGCCGCCCGTGCTACTCGCCGCGCCGCTCGCCGCGCACACGCGTCGCGCACGTTCCGTGTCGCGCACGCCAGCGCATCACGCACGCGCCCGCGAGAGAAGCTCGCGTCACGCCAGCGCGCGCGAGGCGCCGATGCCCAGCGGGGGGTGTGGTTGATTACTCGTGTCTCACTCTCCGCGCTGAGCCTTGGTACGCGACGCTGAACTTGACGCGTGAAGCACCATGTTCTAAGCTGGCGGTGGTAGAAAGGGGAAAGATGGAGACCGATCAGCTTAAACTGCCACCTAGGGTAATCAGGCAACGGCGGCGCGGCCAGATTCAGGAGTTTGACAGGCGCACTATCTGGTTGGACGAAAATGTGAAGCGGTTTCTAAGGGAAACGCAAGCTGAGTACATCGCGCAGACCAGCGCCGGGGTTTCGTTTAACTTGCTTATTAACACGGCGTTGGAGCTGCTGGCGTCGGCGACGACCCCCGAAGACCTCGCGCGCAGGTTGGCCGCACGCGCGCTTATTCGTAGGAGCGCGCGCACGTGAGCGAGAAGAGTTCTGCCCTGCCGATCTACATGCCGAGGCGGAGTTCTCGCAGGCAGTCCGGGCTTACGCCCGAGAAGTTACGGCTGAAAGTTCTGGAGGCCATACCCGAGTGGCCCACGTGGCCGCGCTCGCTGCGTCAGGTGTACGTGTTGTTACCCACGCACGGTACCGGCGCGGACGGGTTGGGTGCGATTTGCGAGGCCCTCGGATGGAAGGCCGAGAGGCTCGTAGAACTCATCGCGCGTTCGGGGAGTTTTTCCAAGAGGCTCCACGACTTTACGACCTACGGGCACTACCCGAAGGTGCCGCGAGACAAGGCCCCGCTACCGCATTCTTATCTGGTCGAGCACTTCGCCAACGAAGCCAGCGTGGTCGCCCTCGTCGCACTGGAGATAACCGCCCGGGAGTCCCCCGGCAACCTCGCCAAGATAGTCGAGGGCGCAGGGTGGTTCTTGAACATACAGGCCGACACCGAGATAGAACGTGGGCGTCAGGCCCTCCGGGTCGGCCACGAAGTCGAGGCGTATTCTAAAAGGCTCCGGCGCAGCGTGCGCAGGGGCGCGCGCAATAAGAACAACCCCCAGACACCCTCCGGCCTTGTATCATTCGAGCGCGGACTGGACGCCGAAGATGCTGCCCGCGAACTGGAGCGTGTGAAACAAGCCTATGCCCAGGCCCCCGAGGACCCCGCTCTCTCCGACGCTGATCCCGAGCCCGGAAACGCGGCCTGACGAAAAGCTCTCCCGCGGAGACTCCCCCCGGGCACGCTATATTTATGCGCCCTTCCCGTGGCAGAAAGTCCTGCACTCCGTCAAGTCCAAGAACAAAATCATCTGGGCCGGACGGCGCGCAGGCAAGGGGAGGGCTGCCATTCAGGAAGCCCTCTCGGCTATCGACGAGGCCGCACACACCCCCTACGAAAACCACGTAACGCACCTGCCCGATCCCCAGAACGGGACCCCGCTCGTACCGCCAATTCATATCTGGACGGTCGCACCTACGAAGGCACAGACCCTGCAGGTGTGGCACGAAATGAAAGCGTTCATCCCCGAATACTTAGTCAGGAACTCCGGCGCCGGGCGCGCCTCGGGATGGAACAACGACGAACTCTCGGTCTGGCTCGACATGCGCGACGCCGCCGGGAACTGGATGCCCGGGGTCTACCGCCCCAGTATCTTCTGGGAGCTTAAGACCGCCGATAACCCCGAGATGCTCCAGACCGTCGGACTGGACTTTCTCCACCTGGCAGAGGCACAGGACATCAAGGAGATCGCCTGGAATAAGGTACGCCCGACACTGAACTCCCCGGGCCGCCTGGGCCGCGCCTTCCTGGAAGGCATCCCCCCGGTCTCAAGGGCCCACTGGTTCTCAAAGCTCTTTCACTACGCGCAGCGCAACCCGGGGCCGTCTTACTTCGCCGCCCGCGCAACGACCTTTGACAACACCGCCCTTTCAGAAAGCCAGAAGCAGGAAATCCTCGCCGAGCGCGAGCTCACACTCGAACCCATATGGCGCAGGCATTACCTGGCAGATCAACCCGAAGAGGGCGGGGGCTTCTTTTCTAACACGGAAAGGGCCGCCAGCTCGGAGCTTTACGACACCCCACGCCCCGGGATGCGCTATGTCGCCGGGCTCGACCTGGGTATGACCAACGACCCGACAGTCCTCGTCGTGAAAGAGCGCTCTACCCGCAGAAGCATCTTCGGGATCGAGATGCTCAAGACCGACTGGACCGTCCAGCGCGAGACCATCGCATCCGAGTGCGCCCGCTTCGAGGTCGAAGAGGTCAGGATAGACGCCACCGGACTGGGAGGTCTCGTAGCGTGCGACGATCTCGCAGCCCGCGGCGTGCCCGTAGTACCCTTTAAGTTCACGCCAACCTCAAAGCACCAGCTCTTCACGCACTACGCCATCGCACTCGCCAAGGGACAGGTCTCTTTCCCAGCCGAATGGTCCCGTCTACGGGACCAACTGGACGGCCTTATCGTACTTCCCATCGGCATGAGCTACTCGTTCCGGCAGGTAGACGGCGGCCACGACGACTGGCTGGACTCAGAGTGCCTGGCGCTCATGGCGTGCGATCCTGCACCCGAAGAAAGCTACGACGGGATCGCAGTCATGACACGGGAGACGGTTGCGCCTTTACGTGATTCGGGGGATGTTCCCGCAAAGAGAGACGAGGTTATCGCGTGGTTTCGTTCTCAGCGCAGAAAAGGATATGATAAACCGCGCAGGCCCGATTTGGTCGCCAACGGGGAGCCAATATTTCTCCCATGATGCAACCTTCTGTGCCAAGTATGTCCCGCACGGGACTCACAGACACAACTCGCGAAACAGTCTCGTTCCTGCGGGCAGCCCCCGGCTTCGAGCCCGAACTTTCTCTGGACTGGATTCAGACCCAGGTCTCGATCAACGGGGCGTGGGGACGCTTCATGAAGTTCCGCGCCCGGTGCAGGCAGGCCGACACCTTCATGCTGGGAGACTTTGCCTTCGAGGTACCGGTCGGCGGCACCAAGATTCATCTGGGAACCGCCGAGAGCATCGTCAATACGCTCGTGTCCCACGTGTCGCCCCAGCATCTGGATATCTCTGTACCGCCCCCGTCCCGAAAAGCACAGGCACGCGCCGAGATCATGGAGAAATACCTGATCGGCGCGCACCACATGATCGAACAGAACACCCCCATGCGGCGCGAGATCGTCAAGCATCAGGGGCTCTACGGCATCGGCTGGGTCAAGATCGAGTTCGAGGGCTCCGAGTGGGGCGACTTCCCGCCCCCACCCGAGGACGAAGAGCTTTCCCGGGAGTACCGCGAAGACCTCGAACGCTTTCTCGAAGAGCGCAATATCAAGTGGCCGATCGTCGCCGAGGTAGTTAACCCGCAGGAACTCATCTGGGATACCGAGTCGCACACCCCGCGGTGGCTTATCCGCGTCACCCAGATCGAATCCACATGGGTCAAGGCACACTTCCCGGACTGGCCGCTCCAGCCGGGTAAAGACATGGTCCCCTTCTGGGAGTGCTGGACCGGCACCCACGTAGCCTATGTGGCCGACTCGGTCTGGGCCATGCCCCCTCGCAAGCACGGCTATCTGGTCATGCCCTACGTGCCCTTCCGGCCCCTCACGGGGCTGGACACCATCGGGCGCGACCCGGCTGACTTATACCGGGGCATCCTGCACGGTAACTTCGGGATGCTCAAGGCCCAGTCCCGGCTGGCGTCCCAGTATCTGGACATCGTCGCGAGAAGCGCATGGCCCAACAACGACTGGTCTGGCCCCAGGGGCATGACCGAAGAGGCCATGTCCCGCTACTCCCAGAACCCGGGGGCCCAGAACTACCTGCCGCCGGGCGTCACGCGCGCCGCCTCGGAGACAGTCGAGCCGCCCCAGACCATACTGGCTGCGAAAAGCATGATCGACGAAGCCATCGAGTCCAACTCGGTCCCCGCCGTGGCAAGGGGCCAGCGACCCACAGGCGCCGCTTCGGGATTCCACACCGCGGTGCTGGCAGGCATCGCAGCTCTTAACTTCGGGGCCGTCGTCGAGTCCACCCAGAGGGGACTCCAGCAGGTCAACTCCCTGCTCCTGCACATCGTCGAACACGTTATACAGGACAGGGTTACCGTCTGGGGCCGCACCGAGGCTGGCTCCCTCGAAGCGTCTATAAGCCCCCGGGACATCAGGGGACACTACGTCTCGATCGTCAAGATCAATGCCGTCTCGCCCGAAGAGCAAGAGCGCAAGCTGAACCTCTGGGGCAATCTCTGGCGGGCCAAGTTCGTCGATCACGTGACCGCCCTGAGGCTCGCAGGCGTAGCGAACCCGCTGGAGGTCATCGCCCAGCTCAGGGCCGAAGAGTTCTTCGACGACCCCCAGATAAGGATGATGCTGAACTCAGAGGCCGCCCGCAGAATCCCCCTGTTCGGCCAGCTCATAGAAGCCGCGCAGGCCGGGGCCACCGGCAGCACGGCACAGGTGAACGACATCGCCCAGAACATCATGAACACGCAGGGGCCGCAGCAGCTCCCGAACCCGGGTAACTTCGGCCCCGGCAACCAGCCCGGTCTTCAGGTGGGCGGCGAGGCCGCACGCACCCTTGAAAGCACGCGGCCTGTCATGCCGGGCTCGCTCCAGGAAATCCTGCAAACGGGTCGCCAGATCGCAGGCCCCAGATCGGGCCCGGTAAACGTCCCCGGTGCCGTGCTGGCTCCCGGCGGAGGGTTTGGTTAAATGGGATTCCGGGGCGACCGGGCGTTCAAATCAAGACATACCGGACATCCGCTTGAGGAAACTTTCCTGAGATACGGCGATCTTGTCGAGAATTACCTTAAGACGATCCAGCGGCAGTTCAAGGATTTGGAGGAACTGCCAGAGCCGCGGCGCGAGACGCCAAGGCCCTTCTTGAACCCGTTCGGAGGAACTTGATGCCCGAGGGTATAGGTTACTACTACACGATATATGTAGACGACGGCTCGCCCGTGCGCGTCTTTGCGCTGAACGAGCAAGAGGCCATGTCTAAGGCCCAGATGATGCTGAATCAGCAGGGGCGTTTCGAGGCCACTCCGATCAGGGCGGTACAGGAACCGCCTCAGGCGCAGGCCGGGCAGGGCGAGGCCCAGCTGGCCGGGTTCAACCAGATTGGTCCGAGCTACACCCCCTTTGCGTCCTATGATTTCGGCGACGCCGTGACCGGTCAGGCTTTCGGCTCCGACTACGGAACCTTCGGTTCACCAGAGCAGTTCGCTCGGTCCAATGTGCCCGGCCTCGTGGGCCACCCCGAGGAAACAGGGCTGGATACGGGCGGTAACGATCCCTTCGGTAAACTGGTGTTAGACCCGAATGCCCTTATTCGATGGTGGCGCGCCGAGCAAAAACAAATCGAAGAGAATCGAGCTGAACTTAAGGCCCGCCTTGAGGCCAAGGCTGCTGCCGAGGCCGCTGCCAAGGCCAAGGCCGCCGCCGAGGCTAAGGCCGCCGCCGAGGCTGAGGCCGCTGCCAGGGCCACTGGTGGCACGGGCACTGGTGGCACGGGCACTGGTGGCACGGGCACTGGTGGCACGGGCACTGGTGGCACTGTCGCTGGTGGTGGCAGTCTGGCTGGCAAGGCTGACGTTGAACAGCCGGGTGGCGGTCAGCCCGGTGCTACGGGCCAGCCCGGGCCGGGATTTAAAAGCGGCCCCTTCGGCCCAGGGACAGCACCCCCACCGCCT